GCAGAAATTTGAAATGGACAAAGTATTGAATTCTTTGTTTCTTTGGGTCATTGGGCGCGAAGTTCCTTCTTATCGAAAGAACCTTAGTGCTGCTTTCATCGACTGTAACGATGTACGGCAGCTTGATGCCAGTCGGTTGCCCGTCTGGACCAATATCTTCGAAGCCTTCTAGATCTAAATCTACATGGCATTCTAATAGGGTATAAATATTTGGATTACGTCCTGTTCGTTTTGTTCCTTCCAGCTCTCTTTCTTTTTCTTTGAGTTCATCTTGCATCAACACGCCAGGTTTTGCGAGTTCAATATCGCTATAGAATCCTGCAACCTGTTGTTTTCTTACTTCATTTTCTGGAAGTCTGATGACATGGGTAATCGATTCTGCATCGGCTAATGACGTTGCCGTATAAGGAACCACCACATCCTCTGCAGGGACAAATTTTGAAACGCCTCTTTGTAAGAGGTCATCATAGTAAACTTTTTTAAAGGTCGAGCCCGCTAACGGTAAATGGAATAACATGGAGTCAAATTCAGGTTCGTATTCTTTCATCTTATCCATAATTTGATAATTCATAAAATCTTTAACTCTTTCAGCCTGTTGAGTCTTTCCTGGGTTGGGTGCTCCCATAACCTGAGTTCTAACGGGACCATCGGCTGGCATCAGTTCTTTATAGGCTGTGGCTTGAAATTGGGTTACGGCTTCCGCGAGTACGGGGTGCGTTGCACCTGACGCTCCCTGAAAGGGATCGGTTCTGGTTTGATATTTAAATCCTAAAAGATCTAAGCCTTGCGTATACGTTTGTTCCCAATCTTTTCGAGAAGTTTTATTATCCTGATACTGAAAACGTAATTCACTCCCAATCGGATCTGTAACATCCTCGGGAAGGATATCTGCTAGGTTATCGAAATGAGATTCGGTTCCTGGAATATTTAGATTAGCGCTTGGATCAAAGTCGATCGTTGCTCCACCATCGTCTTCTGATGTGACTTCGATCGGTCCTTTTAATGGAACTTCCGCAATATTAACATCCGTGACTTCCTCTGCGCCACCAGGAAGTATATCTTTAATATTCGGGAGTCCTTTATCTATATCTGCCATATATTATCCCGTGAGTTTTTTAACACGATTGTATTGAGAAGACAAGCCTCCACCTTGAGGCATGGGTCCTGATTCAGGGGGCACGGCCCATGGACGACGGATCCCTGCGATGCCGCCACCTGCGAACATAGGTTGATCTTTATCAAAATATTCTCTTTGGGCTCCGCGTCTTTGTTCAGGAGTAATACTTTCTCTTCTTACTTTATCCTCTTTTAAAACCTTATAAGCTTCTTTACCTAGTCCTGCAGCTGTAATTCCCCAACCAATAGGCCCTAAAAATCTTGTACCAAATTTTCCTAAACTTAACGCTTTTTGTAACATAGGGTTTTTAGTAATCTTACTCACATTTTCTTTAAACAAACTTGGAAAGGCTAATTCTACTCCAGTTAAAGGATCTATGATAGCATCCGTTAAACTAGAGCCTGATTTCATTTTATCAGAAACATTCCATGCCGCCCACAATGGTCCTGCTAACGGAGTTCCTAAAGTTCTAAAAGCTTTTCCTAAAAGACTTCTTCCAGGTTTAGTTGCAGCGGTTGCCGCAGTTGCTACTCCTGCACTCGTCCAAGGATTCTGTGCTATAACTTCTGGAACCATACTCATTTCTGATTTTCTACCCTTCATTTCTTCTGTAGTTAAACCTTTTTCACGAGTCGTTCCTGCAGTAGCTAAAGTAGTTATACCTGCAGCCCCGATCGTTCCCCCAATAAGAGCTTTGGTTAATTTGCCCCATTTGCCTCCCATCTTTGAGAAACTTTTTATAAATTGACTATTAGCAATTGCATCACTACCTGAATATTTTGTTAACACCTCTTTAATATTTTTTCCTTTCATAATCAATTGATCTACAACATTGGTAGGTTTTTGACCTAAATGACCTGACAAATCTTTTAACTTAGTCCAGCGTGGCGAATCAATATCACTAATTCTTTCAGTCGTAAATTGCATAGAAGGTTTTCCTGTTTTATCAAGTTTAAATCCTCCAATCTTTAATCCTGTTTTTTCTGTAAAGGCCTTTCTTAAATTTTTAATCTCCTGACTAATTTCACCCCGTCTTCTTATAGCTTGAGATGATTTATCCTGTCCTAAATCTTGAGCTTCTTTAAACAACGTAACAATGTTTTGATCTGTTCTACTTTTAAGATTATTCAAAGTTCCCTTAATATAATTAATACGCATAAAGTTTTTACGATATTCGGGGAAATTTTTCATTAGGGCATCGATATCCGTATGATCGCCGTGAATACTGATTCCTCCTCCAATTTCCCGTGCCCCTCTTTGTAGGTCGTACAACAAATCAATATCTTTTTGAGGAAGCCCTAACAATTCAGCTGTTCCAATGATACCTCGCGTTTGATGTTTTAACATTCCCATCACATTTTTATGTAGATCACTATCCAAATAGTTTTTAGGAGATGTAATGTTTTTATAAATTTTATCTGCAGTTCGATCTTTTCCAGTTCCTGCATACAACTGACCTAATCTATCTAAACGATAACCAAAGGCATGAGTATCATAAGTCTTATCCCCTATTGCTTTTTTAAAAGCATCAAATAAAAATTTTCTTTTTTCCTCAAGTGAAGCTTTGCCTGATAAAAAACGAGCATTACTTTTTACAAGCTTATCTAATTTTTCAATTTCAGGTAAAATTTTTTGATCTTTGCTTATGTAATCAATACCTGATCTTTTTAAAGCAGTCAGAACCATTTCTGGCCCAACTTTTTGACCTGTTTGGGTTGAAACTAATTTAGCAAGTCGTATAGACGAAAGATTTGGATTCTTTTTAAAAGTTTTAGCGACGATGTTATCAAGTTTAATTATCTCTTCTTGGGGCTTTAAAGTTCCACGCACAGCTGTAGGAAATTTTTTAACTTTTAATTTTCCAGTATTTAACAATTTTTTATAAAACTCATGAAAAGGTTTATATTGTTTTTGTAAAACTCCCGTATCTCCACGTCCTGGTCTAATTGATCGTTTTTGAGTTCTGGGTTCAATGATCCCTTCTTTTTCCAATTGTCGACTTACGTCAATTTCAGCTAATCCTGTGTTTAATAATTCAATGGCTCTTTTTTCTAGTTTAGGAAATATTTTATCGATGGTGCTTCCTCTTCTTATTCGAGGTTTAACATCGGGTTTTCCTTGATACCCCTGTCTCCCTGGTCCAGGTTGCACGAGTTGTCCTTTACGATAATCTTCACGCGTGCTCCACGGTCCTGTTCTATAATATTCTCGTTCACGATCAGAGAGCTCATCAAACTCTGGTGGTATGGTACCTCCGATCGCTGGCTCTAAATGCGAACGAAACGCGAGTCTAAGATAGGGATTTTTGATAACAGGCTCTGAACTTTCTTCTAAAGCCCATCGAACCATTTCTTGATCAGTTTTCATTATTCTCCTAATGCGTAAGCAAGACCGCCTGAAGCTTTTTTAATTTTGAGTAAGTCTTTAGCTTCATCAGCAATCTCTTTAAGTTCCAAATGATCCATGTCATCAATATATTCTTCAACATCTTTTAACTTGCCATCCATATCGGGTTTAGCTGTGTATTCTGTATATTCATCAGGAATTTTTGTTTCATATACTTTTCTACCCTTCTCATTTACATACCAACTGAGTCCACTTTCTGGATCGGACTGTTCTATATACTGAGGGCTAATTTCCATTTCAATTTCATGATAACTGGGTTCATCACTGCCATACATTGGTTTTTCTTGTCCTTTTTTAATTCTGATGGCTCCACTAGGCTCATCAATAACCTCGACGCCTTTATAACGGTGCACGGTACTATAATCACTTCGTTTAAATCCTTCGATCACGTCTCTGGTTCCTTTAGCCTTAACCACTTCGATTAAATCGGTGATATAAGCAGGCATCCCGTCCGCTCCTCTTTTAATGACTTCTTCGGTTACTTTAGGAGCGACTTTAGCCGCTTTACCTAATTTAAGGAGTCCTGTTCCTCCTGCAACTCCACCCGCGGTAATTCCAGCCAGCATTTTCAAAAAAGCTCTTCGGGCTTTATTAAAGCCTCCTATTTTAAATCCTATTCTTCCGCCTTCAGCTGCCATGGGTCTCGGCATTCCACCAGGTCTCGGCATTCCACCAGGTCTCGGCATTCCACCAGGTCTCGGCATTCCACCAATTCCCTGTTGCATTTGTGATCCCATCCAGGGAGCCTGTTGCATCTGATTCTGAGCTACTATTGTCCCCCCAGGTATGCCTGTTGGTTGAGGGCCTCCAGGCATTTGAGGTTGTTGCATAGCAGGACCTTGAGGCAGTCCCAGCGTAACCGCTGGTAGACCTGCTTGGCCTCCGCCTGCGTATCCAATTCGTCCGCCATAAGCGTTTAATTTTCGATCCTTCATGATCAAATTCTTTTTAATATTTTCCATTTGTAAAATGTCTTTGTCTATGTCTGTGTATTTCTTAAGATGAGGAGTATAGACCTCTGACACATTTTCCTCTAGTTTCTTCATTAAAAAATCTAAACCAGGATCACCCATTTTTTTATTTTTGGCTTGTCGCTCTAAAATCTTTTTATCGTGTTTCAATCGATTAATAATAAGATCAATTCCTTCGATTTTTAAGTCCTTTTCTCTTGCTCTAAAAGCTTTCTGTTCAGGAGTTCCTATCACCACTTTTTCTATGGCTTTGTCTCTTGCCGATAATCCAGGAAAAAGTCTCGTGATGGGTTCACCACCTCTTCTTTTACTAATACCCTTCATCATCAGTTTCCACATCGCCTTTAATCCCGCAGAACCCCCAAAGATGTGTCCTTCTCTCATGATGCCGCCTTCCGCTTTCTTTAATGTGTCCCAAGGTAAATTTCCACTGGCTTGAGCCGCTGCAACCGCTTCTTCATAACTGAGTCCTTCCTCTAAATACATTTGAATTAGAGCTTCTTGATCGACAGGGCCTCCTGATGCATTTGGTTTTCTGCCTTTAGGATCAAAGATGTCTAATTCTATTTTTTGTTCAATATCTTTCATTCTTTTCACTTCATTTCTTTTCCTCTTCAAATCTTGCGTCACACGCTTTAAGGCAGTATTATATATGTCGGTTTGATACATTTGAGACAGATCCGTAAATTCTCCTTTTCCTAATTGCTCAGCGATAGAATCGGCAAGGACATCAGCGTCATATTTATAATCTCCTGATGCAGGTTTTTGATAAAAAACTTCGTCATAAGCTTTATCCAGCACCTCATCTATTTTTTTCTGACGAAGTAATCTTGATTCCTCTAGGACTTCAGGTTTTACATATTTTTCTAAGTCTCCTCTTTTGTATTGTTGGTACATATCGGCTTCATAAGCACGTGATTCTGCTATCAGATCGTCAAGTTGTGCAATTGTTTCATTTCCAGTAAGTTCTTCTTCATATGGACCTAACTCGTAACTATTTTCGTCGACATATTCCCGCCATTCCTCCTCTGTTAGCTTTCTGTTTTTATCAACTTTTTTAACTTTCTTGCTAGCCGCTGCAAACGCTTCATGTGGATTAACATCGAAATACTGTTCCGTACCTTCTGGCAGTTTTCCTGTTTTTTGAAATTCCGTTACTTTTTTGGTTAAATTGTCGTGTTGAACGATTCTCTGCTTCTGATCGAGACCTTTCCATTTTCCTCGTCCCAGTCGAATGTCGTTGGAAGCCTTGATAAACAGTTTTTCTATGAATTTCTTCAGAGCGCCTCCGCCTGCCAAACCGATTCGTCCGCCTTCGGCGTGTTTTTTGCCATAGTCTAAAACTACCTGCTCCATTTCAAACATATCAGGATCAGTGCTGCGGGTTTGATGTACACTTCTAAATTTAGGGTCTTTTCGAATTGTTTGAATAGCTTCTTCAGGAATGGGTCCTCCAGCTTTAATATTCCTAATATGATCGTCAATTTGATCAAGGCCCCTTTTCATTTGGTGCGGAGCCAAATTCATTGTTTTTATTTTTTGACGAATATCCAATAAATTTTTTATCATCCATTTTCCACCTTTTACCATTAATCCACCTGCCAAACCGATTCGTCCGCCTTCTTCCATCGGAGTTCGATCATCATAAAAATCGGCTGCGTAGCTTGGTTCGCCGACTAAGGGCGCAATGCCGCCATATTGGAATTTATCGGGCTCTTTTGGGTGAAATTTCTTTTTAAAATCTTCAACAGCCTGTTTATTTTTTCTTTTTATGTCTGCAATTGCTTCATCAGCGTCTCTAAGTAAGATTCCACGGTCTTTTTTTGCTTTTAAATGCTCTGGAGTCGTTTTTGGCGCTTTTCCAACGGTCAGATCGCCTTTTTTTATTAAACTTCTAATGCCTTTATCAGGAAAAGGGATAAGTTCGCCCTTTTTTTTCGAAAAATCCCAAGTTCTGCCCCGTTGATCAGTATGAGGTCCTGTCATTAAATCTTGAATGGTTGTGTTTTTAGTAACGCTCGGGATTCCTTCTTCTTTTCTCGAGAGTTCCATCGCTTGTCTACGGAGCTTGGACCATTCCTTCGGGGTCAACGGCGCACGGCCCATGGTCATAAAGAATCTTTGGAGCAGTCTTTGTAATATTTGTGTGTAGGCCATTATTTTTTTCCGAATTTCTTTTTGTCATAACGAATATTTCCAGGCGTTCGTTCTGCTTTTTTAATCCAGATCTTGGATTGTTGATCAGGCGTTAATCGATGCCATTTCCTTTGAACACTTTTATAAAGTTTTTTAGTTTTAGCTTTAGATTCATAAATATCCGAAGCTTCTTGAGCATAATCCTCAGTAGTTTTACCTCTACTTTTTTTAATCTTACGATTCATGGCATCAATACGTCTACCTTGCCACGTGTCCGCAAGTTTAGTTTTACTAGGCTTCTTAATGATGACTTCACGTTTCTTAGGAGTAGAAGATCCTGAAATAGTTAGCGTCTTACGCTTCTTAGCGCCTTTCATAATCGCTCCCATTCCTTTTGTAATTATTCCCATTTAATAATACTCTCGTTTTCTGGGCGGTAATTTTGGATCGACGTAATCTTCAGGGTGCCTAATTAATCCTCCCTGTCTGAATCGCATCACGGCTTGAGTCATCGAATCAACTAAGTCGTCATGATCCCCGTAAGGGAATGCAGCGCACTCTTCGATTACTTCTTCTGCAAATTTCTGATCTGGCGCCCATATCATTCC